CTCCTCGTCGGTCGCGTCCTCCGGCGCCTGCACCTTGAACACCTTTCCATCGGAGTCGCGCACGACCTCGTAGATGCGCATTTTGGCCATGCCTACCTCCGAATGGTGTAACCCGACTTCGGCGCCTTCTTGTCTGTTGGCGGCGGCGCGACCGGCGGATCGGACTGCTGCGGCTTGACATTCGACCCCGTGATGCGGCCAGCATTGAGGCCGTAGTCAGTGGCGATGCCGTGGTACTCCTGCACCTTGGCATTGAATTGCTGCTCCGACATGCGGAAGAACTCATCGGCCAACGACTGGAACTCCTGACGTTGCTTGGGCGTCAGCCGCTGTCCGTTGACGATCATCTGTCCATAATTGCTGATGCGGTCCAGCAAACCCGCCGACGCCATCGCAATGCCAAGCTCTGACTCGCGCACCACTGAACCGGGATCAAGCAGCTTCATGATCTTGGTTGCCGCCGCGACATCCGAAATTCCCGTCCCCTGCTTCAGCGAAGCACGTACTTGGTCATACGCCGACCGCACTTCCTGATGTGCTTTGTAAATGGGCTCCGATTTCAGATCGTTGCGCAGCTTTCGCTCGTTCTCAAACGTGTCTTTCGTGTTGACGTTGGCTTCGGCCTTGGCAAGCGGACCACGCGATACAGGCTGAACCCCAGGTATCGGCCGGGCAACGCCGTCTTCTCCGATCACCATTTTTATCGTGGTCGGATTTCCCTGCGCGTCACGAGGGCCGCCACTGTCGACAAGGTCGGGCGCACGACGCTTAGCCGCTCCCTCGGCCAGCACTTCTCCTGTGCCAATCACCAGCCGCCCACCTTCTGGGATCACACGCGGCTCCCGCAGTTTCGCCTGCATGTCTGCAGCCCGGTCTAGTTCCGACTTGCGCATCTGCAGCATGAACGCCCGCGCCTCGGCAGGCGAAATCCCGTTGCTTTCCAACATGTCGGCAAGTTCGTTGCGCATGGTCTGCATCGGGTCCGGCGCAGCAGGCGGCGCATCCTGCGGCAGGCGTCCGCGCACAGGCACTGCCGGCGCCGTCACGCCGACGACGCTTTCGGTCATCGGGTCGCGCAGTGCCGCAGGCTTGGGCTTGCTGTAGTCGAACGGCCCCGGCATACGCGCCATCTCCGCGTCATCGCTGAACTGCTCGGCAGGTACCGACCCCGGCGCGGCCTCCCCGCGCAGCGCCCGTACCAATGCCTGGCGGCGCTGGTCGCTCATCTCCTGCATGCGGTCGTCGGCCTTGCGCATCGAATACGCACCGACGCCGGCCTGCACCATCTTGGCCAGCCCCTCGAGCGGCGAGATGGCGGACATGAACCGCCCGGACATGCGGTTGGGGTTGATCGGCTGTTGCGACTGCGCCAGCAACGCCTCGGCCAGCATGCGCTGCCGCTGCAGGCGCAACGCTTCCGGATCTTGCGGCAGGAGCGTGGTCGCGGGTGAACCCATGAAGTCAGCCATCGTCCTCCCCCTATCGCATCATGAAGCCTTGCAACCCCGCCGACCCCAGCCCGAACAGGCCAGACAGCATGGCGTTGCGCGTCCCCATATCGGCGTTGTACAGATCGGTGGCGAAGCCAGCGGCGTCGCTGGCGGCCTGATAAATGGGCGCCGGTGCGGCGCTCGCACCCGTGAAGCCCTGGAACTGCGGTGCCTGCACCTGCGCTCCGGTCCGCAGCGCATTGAACTCGTTCAGCGGCTGGTTGCGCATCGTGAGCGCTTGCGCCAACAGCTGCGGCGAAATGCGGATGCCCTGCAGCACGGCCTGCATCTGCGCGTCGTTGCGGGCGTTGTTGAAGTCCATCATCTCGTTGCCATACGCCTCGCCACCGGCCACCAATCCCTGGTTGGCAAGCCGAGTGCGCAGCTGCGCTTCCTGCCGGTCCATGATCGGCGTGAGCCGAGACATAATGGCGTCCTCGGCGCCAGCCTGCAGCGATTGGTTGCTGTCGAACTCAAACGGGTTGGCGAATGCTTGATTGACCCGGCCCAGTGAATCCTCGGCTGCGGTGCCCATGGCGGCAGACAGCCGCTGCTGCGAGTCGAATGCCTGCTTTCCCAGCGGCGTCAGGTCTGTGCTGACGAACGGGATCGACGCGTCGCCCGTGCGCTGGCCGGTCCAGTCGATGCGCTGCGTGCCGTAAGGGTTGCTGAAGAACGGGTTGGCCAGTTTGGCGTTGAACAGTGCGGTCGCACGGTTCTCGCGGCCTTGCGCTGCGGCTTCGCCAGCGTAGTCAGGCGCTGGAGGGGCGTCTGGACCCTTGAATGGATTGTCGATGTCGAACAGCCCGCGTGTGCCCTCAACGAACGAACCGACCGGACCCATGATGAGGCCTTTAACGCCACCGGTCACCGCATTCTTCGCCCTGCTCAACAGATTTGCCATGTCACCCTCACAGAATGCCGCCCTGCTCAAAAACGTAGTCGGTCGAGATCCACGACACCTCATAGCCCGTGCCCTCGTACTTCAGGCGCGTGCTGGCTGTAAATCCGACCCCGCGCAGCCCCTGCCACGACCGATAGATGGACTGCCCGCCGCCCCAGACAGCCGTGTCCCACGTGCCGGTGTCCCACACCGACGCCGTGCTCGCGTTGGCTGTGACCACGCCCAGCGGGGCACTGTCCTGGAAATCGACGTTGATGCCGATGCTCAGCGGCGGCGTGCCAGTGCTGGCCACGATGGGACGCGCCAGGGTGAAGCGCTTCTGCCGGCGGCTGTCGAAGTAGTTGAACGCCGACTGGCAGTCGGCCGAAATGTTGATGCCCATGTCGCTCAGGCCGGACCACGCTTTCACCACCTTCGTGGCGGTCGCGTAGTAGACCTCGCCGTTGTGGTACTCCCAACAGGCCGCGTGCCAGCCGTCGAACTCGCACCATGCCCCCGTGATGGTGTTCATCGCGTACTGCTCGCTTTGCGTCGTGCTGATCGGCACGTTGAGCAGCAGCATGTTGGCGTCTGGATACAGCTGCAGCTGCCAGCCGAAGTTGGCGCCGTAGAGGGTCGCAGCCTGCGTCATCGCCAGCTGGATGCGATCCGTCAGCGCCACGCGAGGATTGACGCGAGACGACTGCAGCGCCCGGGACAGCGGCAGCACGCCGTCGCGGGAAATGAGCAGCAGGTCGCCCGCCAGTTTGGCGCAGCACCGACGCCCGATGGGTCGGCCAACATCCCAGCGACCGCGGATGGCGAAGGTGGCGGCCGCAGACGGGTCAGTGCCCTGGTAGACCAGCAGTTCCCCCTCGGTCGTGACGAAGACCAGATAGGCGTCGACGCCGTCGCCCGCGTCGATGGTCCAGCTGCCGATGGCCATCAGCGACCCGCCGCGCCGGCACTGCGTCGACAGGTCGATGGCCGCGGCTGCGCCACCGACCGCACCCGGCGGCAGGTACCACGCCTTCAGCGGGTTTTTCTCAACGAACCAGACGCGGTTCTTCCACAGCGTGACGTGGATCAGGTTGGTGGTCGTCACGCCCGTGATGTTGGGGCTGCTGCTGCCGTCGACGCGAATCCAGGTGCTACCGTCGTAGAGCAGCGGCTTGTCCGCGCCGTTCACGGCATACAGGTACGACCCGCCGGAGGTGGTGACGTTGACGTGCTGCCACTCGTCCGAGGTGATGGTCGACGTCGTCTCTGCCGTGCCGACGGTGCCGGCGCTGCTGACGTCGTAGATCGCATTGTTGGTCGCGGCAAACAGTTTCTTGGTGCCCGCCGGCGTCGAGTACGACATCAGCGTCTTGGGCGTGCCGGTCATGCCCGTGACGTGGTTCGTCGCGCCACGGCGCACGTCGACGCTGGTGGGCGTCGGCCACCAGTTGCGCAACAGTACGGCCTCGTCAGCCTCCATGGCCGCAAGCGGATCTCGAGCGTTCCAGCCCTTGATCGGCGCAGGCACGGTCTTGCCGACGCTGACAGCGGGACGCAACTTCTTCGGCAGCGCGAGCATTACGGCGACAAGGTCCAGTTGCCGTCGATGATGTTCTGCATGCCCAGCAGCGGGTCGATGATCTGCGGCCCGAGGCTGAGTTTGGGCGCGGCCTGGTCGTGTGCCTTGCACAGCTCCAACCTCTCGATGAACTCGGTCTGCACGATGGTGGAGTCCAGCCCCTTGGCCGCGAGGTATTTGGCCTTCAGCAGGCACACCATGAGCCGGTCGTCGTACCGGTGCACGTCGTCGTCGGCACTGAAGCGCGACTTGTAGGTCACGCCGTCGGCGCCGACGATCCAGTTCTTGCTGACGTACTCAAACGCGTAGGTGCGGCCGGAACTGGGCGCCGGGTAGACCGTGAACTGATTGCCGAGGATGCGGAAGCGATACCGCGGCACGGATGCGATCAGTTGCCCCTTGAGCCATGCCCAGGTCTGCGAACTGGTCGGGCCGATGCCCGGCCAGCGCGACGTGCGGTCCCACTGCGTGTCGTTGACCAGACGGTCGTAGTCGGCAGGCAGTGCGTACTGGGTGGCAGTGGTGGTGACGAACGTGTATTCGTTCAGCAGCCATTGCCAGTTCCAAGCCTTGACGAGATCCAGGCCGGCCGCGTTGGCCAGCGCGAGCAACTGGCGCACGTCCTGATCCTGAGACGAGACGACGACGCCGGGGGAATTGAGAGACAGTTCCGTCGCGGCGTCTTGCACCAGTTGCAGCAGGGTCGCCATTACGCAGCCACCTCATCCGTGTTGCGCGGCCTGCCACGACCGCGCTTTTCCTCGACCGC